TCTTAAAGCAGATAATAATTTATTTTTTAAGTATTCAATATCTTCTGTAGCTTCATATGTTAAACCAGGCATTGACTCAATACTTGTTCCACTATCACCACCTCTAACTGGTAAGAAAAAATCTTCAGTTATGTTTTGCATATTATATTTTAAGTTATAATCACCTGTAGTCTCATCAACAACTGGTGCTTTTTTCATTTTATTAATAACTTGTTGCATATAATTGTCAACTTCATTCGGTGGAATATTACCAATATCTAATTTAAATACTCTTTTTTCAGGAGCTCTCATAATACGATGTATTAACATAGCGTCTTCCATAAGAGTTAATTGTTTATAAATCTTACGAGCACCTTCAATTTGTGATTTACCATAAGGAAGATAATTAGAATCAGAAAGTAATCTGAAGTGAGCTACTTCATAGTTTTCTAATTCTTCTCTTGTTGCTGAACGTTCTGATTTATATCTATGTTCAGATGTAGTTGATTCAATTAAAAATTTTACATACTCTGGGTTTTCAGGGTCTAATCCTTCTACTCTTGAAACGTCATAAACAGACATTGGTACTACATTAGTAACACCATATTTTTCATTAATTTCTAATTTTAAAAAGAAGTCACCATACTTACACATATTACGAATCCAAGGCCATAAATTAAATTCAATATTTAATATATCATAAAATAAATTATGTAGTATTTGTTTTATCTGTTCGTTATCAGATTTAATTTCTAATACTTCACCATATTCTGATTTCATAGTAGACTCATCTGAATATATATCAAGTGCTGAAGAAAGTATAGCATCACTATCCATTGCTTCATAATCTTTAAAAAGATTTAATCTTAACGATTTTGTTAATAGTGAATCTGAGTACCCACTCAATCCTGCACCTGTAAATATTTTTTGATACCTATCAACTAAATTATTTTTTGATATTGATTGTGTACGACTTGTATCGGAAACTTTTAATCGTTTACCACCTACATTTCTTACTATTACGTTAGTAGAAAATAATCTTTGTAATCTACCAAATAGACTTTTATCAGCCATTTTTTACCTCACTTAATTAACCAAGTTAAATCTTCTTGTTTTTTGTTTACTTCCATAGTCCAAGAATCATTTTGGTTATTTTTTGATGTATAAACACCTTGATTTGATGTTATACTATTCATTGCTTTTTTCTGTAATGATATTCCTTCAGCTCTCAATCTAAGAGCTGTTTCTCGTATCCATAATCCCATAGCGTAAGACATTACTAAGTCATCATTGTATCCACTCATCGCTTCTGCCCTACTACCATTATATATAAATACAAACAACTCATCAATTAATCTTTGTGAATGAACTATTACTGCTTTTTCTCTAAAAAATTCTTCTAATTTAGACACAATTAAAGGTCTTGTCTTAGAAGTTATAGTAAATCCGGGTATGAGTTGTTTTTCAGTTCTATTAATTTTATTATTAATATGTTTTTGTGTATCTACTACTTGTAAATCTTTACTCATATAAAATAAGTTATCATAGTCTCTATCAATTATTTGTTGTATTGATGCCCAACCAATGTTGTTATTCTCAACAACAAGTAATGCATTATTATATTCAGTAGATATATTAACTAAAAGATTACCGTAATCTCTTGTAGACATCCTACCTTTATATTCAGCTACTTGTTCTAAACTTTCTACATCTAACACGTGAAAAGCAGAATAGTCTGTAGCATCTCCTCTACTAACGTCAGCACACACTATATAATCTTTTGTATAATTTGGTGGCTCCCATATCCAAATATTAGAATCAATACCACGTTTTTCCATTGGTTCTTTAACTTGTGTATTTCTATACTCTTCTAAAATTACACCATCAACTACCGATTGACCAGAAGTAATAAAGTCACAATCACACTCTTGAGCCGCTAACGATGGCCCTAATAACCCATCTTGGTCATTTCTCCACTCTTGTTCCCTATCAGGATGTACAGTCCAATGAAGCTTAATAAAATTAAAATCATTTAAATAATCTTCTGCATCCATCCAAGTTCTATGAAACCAATTTCCAACACCATTTGGTGTGGAAAGTGCAATACATTGTCCACCAGTTGATAGTGTCTGTGACGCTGCCGCCCATATACCATCAATCTTTTCAATAAATGCGGCTTCATCAAGTATTAATAATGATAATGCCTCAGAACGACCAGCTTCTTCTCCACTAGCAACTGCTTTTATTTGAGAACCATTTTTGTATCTCAAACTTAGTTTATTATCCTCAACACATTTTTGTTTTAACCAACTTGGAAGATTTGCGTGCATCACACGAACCTTTGTTACCAAGTTTTTTGCTACTTCTTGTTTAGTAGCAATTACTAAAATATTTTTATCTTGATGAAATGTCATCATCCATAAAGAATATCCAGCAGTTAATGTAGATATACCTAATTGACGAGCTTTTAAGATAATATTAAATCTACTCTGTACAAAATCCTCAACCGTTTTTTCTTGAAACGGATAAAGGTGAAATGGTATTTTTCCCCTTATCGGATGTTGTATCAAACAATATTTTTTTAAAAAGTATACTGGGTCAGCAGCACACTTTACATACTCTTGTTTAATTACGTCTTTAAGTTGTCCCTGTGTATTACGTTCCATACTAATATATTACTGCTATTCTTCCACTCCCACTAACTCTCTGAACTCCAATTGGGTAAAGTTCTTTTGCAGTGATATCTCCTGCAGTAATAGATCCACCTCTAATTGGTGTTATTACTGTATTTCCAGCCACTTCTACTATAAATCCTTTAGAGCCAGCTTGTGAACCAGTAGCATAATAATTCGATGCAATGTGATCACTTCCACTAACGGTAACAACACTTTTAAATTGAGCATTGTCTCTACGGTCTAAAGAACCAGTATGACTGGATATATCGGTTCTGCCTACAGAACCAGCTTGTATAGTTGCCATCTATTTTCTCCTGTTTGTTGTTAATCCAACATTTTTTAACATTTTATCAAAGGTGTATTCACCTATTAAATCTTCAAATTTTAAATCTTCAAACGTATCAGATTTAAGAATATTTGATATTAAATCTTCATACATTTCTTCAATCTCTGTAGAATCTTCATCTTTTAAAAGCGAATATTCAACTGCTATATTACGTAGTTCATTTAATAAAGAAATAATTTTTTTTATATTTCTACCAGAAATTATATATATTTTGTTGTCTCTTACCATTAAATAAATATATCAACTTAAAGATTCTTCTAATTTATTTAGATATTCTAAAGCTTCTTTTGCTTTTTCTTTTAATTCGTCACCATCCAAAGACCATTTTTCTTTATCTACCGAATAACCATCAGGTCTGTTTTGTAAAAGATATTCTGGTGTTTTTTGATTTGCAAATTCTACTAATTTTTGTTTTTGGTCTTTTATCCAAGATAATTTGTTTTCTTTTACTTTATTATTTTTCCACTCATCAAACTCACCTTTAATTCTTAATCTATTTTCAAATTTTAATTGACATTCAAAACAATGATTATATATAGCCCAAGTTTTATCATCTAATCTTTTTTTCATCACTACTTTACAAGATGGACAAAACCAAGGCATTCTAGCTTCTTTCATAATATCAGTTAATCTAGCTATTTGATCACCTTTTTTTGTTGTTTTACCAGTATATCCTACTTGTATTTGTTTTTCTGGTGATTCCCCCCTTAAAATTGATTGCATCGCTTTGTTTTGTTTTACATTTTCTTTACTTACTGCCACAATTACTCCTAAAAATTTAATAACCCTAAAATTTGATTGACTGGAGCAAAAGCACCAGTAAACTTGTATATTTTACCTTTGTATTTAAATACAATTCCTTCTGATGGAACTATGGATGATAATCCACCAATCTTTTCTAATTTATCTAATTGTAACTTTAATGTTTGTATCTTTTTTATATCTTTACCACGTTTAACTGTTTTGATTGCCGCAATTACATCTTTTCTTATTTTCTGTACAGCTTTATCTGGTGATGCAGCTAAGTAACCACTAATGTTTTTTAATATTTCAGCACCAACATCAAAGAATAATACTTCAAATGGTTTCATATTTTGTTTTACCCATTTTGTATGGTCATTCTTATCAAATGATAATACCCAATCAAGAAACTTCTTATTATCTATACTTTTTTTAATCGTTGGTATCTTATATGATTTATCAAAGAACGCCCATCTCTTAGTTAAGTCAACTAAAACTTTATTTGGTATATCATAATTATACTGTTTAGATGCATTAAAAATAAACTCTTCCCAAAATGATTGATGATATTTAGATAACGTATCATTATCTTTTAATGCATATTCGTTCTTTAATTTATTTAATCTACTAATAAATCCAGACTTCTTTTTTCCAAAATCTTGTACCTTAGATACTGTTAGAAATTGAGGTTTACCAATTGTGTAATGTTTTTGTACATTTTGATTTACTTGTTTAATCATACCAGCTAACATACGAGCCGAATCTTTAGGTTGACCAATTGCTTTAGCACTATCATCATATTCTAACGTACCGTGAAATACAATCTGTGCTTTGTCATAATCAACTACATTGGCTGACTTTGGATACATAACTTCTAAATTCATCCAACGTTTACCATTATCAAATATTTTTTCTTTTTGTTTATCAGATAAAGAACCTATAGACTTTCCTAAATCTTTCATAGCAAAAACAAAAGCATCTCTAATATCACCTCTACCTGCAAATTTAGAAGCAACACCAGCTACATCCATTGCAGTTGCTCCAAAGTTTTTAAGTTGTCCTTTGTTTCTTGCTGTAACTAATTTACCACCTACCCAAGAAACCATTAGGTTTTGACCATCTAATTTCTCTGTAACTCCATCCTCTCGGTTTAACTCACCACCGAGTCCTAATATAACTATGTTCTTTAAATCTGTAAATGTAATATTTTTATCGTCAAACGGATGATTCATATGTCCGTATGCTCCACCTTCTAATAATAAGTGTTCTTTGATTGATTCTTCTTTAGGTTCTTTTATTTCTCCGTCATAGTTTATTACTTTAACTGGAATAGTATTACCATGACCTGTTTGTGCCATTAATCTTGTATTACCCGCTAATAACCACATCTTACCATTTTTATCTCTAACTGCTATTGGTGATTCTTGTGGTGCTTTACTTTTAATATTTTTTGTTATGTAATCCCAACTTTTATCATATTCTATTGCCTTATCTTGCGCATGTTTCATTGGATTATCAGAATCTAACACTTCACCAGCATCACTATTAATTAAATTTCTCAAATCATCATCTGAAAGTGTTTCTTCTGGTGCGTCTAAAATCTTTTGTGTTAAATCATCTTCATCTTTTGCTAATCCAGGCATTGCTTCATACGCCGCATCATTCTCAAAATACTCACCAACTTCTTCTTCAGCTTGTTCTTTTGAATATGGTTTTGTTTTTACGATTGATTTATCTTTTTTAGAATCTCTTGGTTCTTTACCAGATGGATTGGCTAGTTCTATTGCCTTTGGACTATCTGGGTGGTTACTTAAATATTGTTGTTGAGATTCAGATGACATATCAGTCCACCAATCTTCTGTAATAAGTTTTACATAATCATCTAAATTAAATCTTTCTTTTATATTTAACTTATCTTTTTTTGTATTACTTACATT